GCGGCGATGAAACTCTGTGGCACATCACAAATGGGGCTTCGGATTGGCAAGACTTACCGCTGCCACCTTTGCCATTTAACGCAATGTATCCCGCAGAACCTGCAAAATAATCTGGCTAAAAGTACGTCAGATCACCTTCTAGCCCCCGTAATCACTGCTCCATCAGCTACATTAAAAATAGCGACAAACCACGCACTATGAACCGACCAAAGCACACCCATGCCAAATCCAAAAAGGTCAAGCACGGCAAGCCCGTGCCGATGCCACTGGGTCTGCTGGTGCTACTTTGGATGGCGGAGCCAAAATTCAAACTCCGCCCGCCACACAAAGTGCTTAAAAAGCGCTACGCCGGCACCCGCCAGGCGCTAAGCCGTTGATTTATCTCTGTATTATTTTCTATCAGTCCAATCGAGCATCGGGGCAACACTTAAACGCCTTCCCCTCTGCAGCGCCAATTCTCCAATGAAAACCACGCTCTTTTCTTTGTCCTGTTTTATCTCGTTTCCGCTCATTTGGTGCTATTTCAAATCCTAAGTGCTACATTCAGCGCTACGCAAATCCGGCGTAGCACTCAAAGGGCTTGGCAGATGGGCATCACATCACGCAAACGGGGCGATGGCACCGTGGGCCACACGGCTCAAATCCGCCTTAAAAAAGACGGCAAGACCATTTTTACAGAGTCTAAGACTTTTGACCGCAAACCCGCCGCAACCGCCTGGCTGCACAAGCGCAAGGCCGAATTGGCCCAGCCCGGCGCACTGGACAAGCCCAACGATCCGACCCTGGCCGATGTCATTGACACCTACAACGCCGATTCGCGTCGGGGTCACGGCGCGACTAAGGACCAGGTGCTGCGCACCATCAAGGCATCCAGCCTGGGCGCCCTGCGCTGCTCGCAGATCACCAGCCCCGAGCTGGTGCGCTGGGCGCAATCCATCCAAGCGCAACCACAAACCGTGGGCAATTACATGTCTCACCTGTCCGCTGTTTTTGCCGTTGCCAAGCCTGCCTGGGGCTTTCCGCTCGACGCGCAGGCCATGATAGATGCGCGGGTGGTGCTTAAGCGCCTGGGCGTCACGGGCAAATCCAAAGAGCGCACCAGGCGGCCCACGCTGGCCGAGTTGGATAAGTTGATGGCGCATTACACCGTCGCGGAGGCCAAACGCGCCGACTCGATACCGATGCGGGCGATCATCTTGTTTGCCATTTTTTCGACGCGCCGCCAAGAAGAAATCACGCGCATGGTGGGTAAAGACCTCAACCGCACCGGGTCAGAAATCATCGTGCGCAACATGAAAAACCCATCCGAGAAAATCGGCAACGATGTGACGACCACCCTGCCGCCAGAGGCCCTGCGCCTGATCGAGTTGCGCCCGGCCACCGATGGCACCATTTGGCCGTTTAACGCCGAAAGCATCAGCGCATCATTCACCCGCGCCTGCATCATTTTGGGCATCGAAGACTTGCATTTTCACGACTTTCGCCATGATGGTATTTCAAGGCTTTTCGAGCTGGGTTGGTCCATCCCCCGCGTGGCCTGCGTGAGCGGCCACCGGTCGTGGAAATCGCTGCAGAGGTACACCCAATACAAGGCGGCTGGTGATAAATACGCGGGGTGGCCGTGGCTTGAAAAAATGGGCGTAGTTACCCAAAATGGTTAACTCGTCGGTTTCCTATGAAAGTTCCAAACCCCCGTGGTACCGTACCACGGGTCCCGATTTAGCCCCGGTTGTCAGTTGCAATCCCAGGGTCAGCCTGCGCCTTGCCCCTAAACCAACTCGCCACACCCAACACGCCGCCGATGGCAAACCACGCCTCGGTCGGCACGGCGGGCACGGGCATTTTGAGCAGGGGCAGCACAAAATACACACCCAAAAACATCACGCCAAAAACAAATCCCACAAACGGGCGCCATGTGTAAGTGGGCCAGTGGTCTGACTTGGCCTCGGCCTGCATCGTGGTGTTAACGGCCAGGATGGCGGACGTATCAGCGGCCAGGCGATTGGCCTCGGATTGCACCAACAGCTTTTGCAACTCGACTTGGCGATCAGCCTCAATCTGTTTGAGTTTGACCGCCGCGTCTGGGTTGATCGTGAGCGCTTGACTCACCTCGTCGGGCGTGCTGCCTACGCCCAGGCCTGATGCCACCATGGCACCAATGGCGGTGCCTGCCGGGCCACCAATCAGCGTGCCAAGCAACGGGGCAAATTTGCCGACAGTGCTTGTTAAGTCTTTCCAATCCATTTTTTACTCCTTTGAAAAATCCCGATGCCACTTGTCCGCCTTGATCGCGGCACGGCATGCTTGCTCAGCATCGTCCGCCGCGTGCCGCGCCCACTTCCCGCTGTGCGTTCTCGCGTTTTGCGCCTGGGCCTGCAACAGCGCCCGGCGGTCGCGGATCATGCGGTCAATCTCCGCGCACTGAGCCGCGTCCAACGGCGCCCGATCTGGCACCATGCGCGCGTACCACTCGGGCGCGTCGATCACGCTACACCGCCGCCCACGCATAGGTCACACTGTGTGTGCCCGGGCCGACAAAAGCGATCAGCTTGGCAAGCGTGGCGCGGCTGTTGAGGATGGCCGCTTGCGACTTGCCGTCGACGTTGATTAAGGCGCCGTAGTTGCTGCCCACCAACGTACAGCCGTGCACCTGGGTCTCAAGGCCCTGGGACACATCGCCAGCAAAATTTCCCGGGTGGATCAGGCAGTTTTGACGGCCGTGTTTGTCTTCCAGGCGCAGAACGTCGCACTCAAGGTGATCCGAGCGCCAGATCGCTGCGGCATAGCTGTCGGGCATGATGCACGACACCCCGCAGGCATTGTTCTGCCACGGCAATTCGAGCGTCACGCAGCCAAACGATTCGCCGGCCGCATTGATGGCCAACAGATCGCCATGCGTGCCGCTTGCGCTGGTCTGGTTTCGGGTGATGTGGATGTCGGTCATAGCGGCCACACATCCGGGATAGACGCCTCGCGTGGCCTGGGCAGCGGCATGATGCCCCACAGGTCTAGCCATTGCGCTCGCAACTCAAGGTACAGATCAATCATTTTGGGCCCTCTAAAACCGACCGCCAAACCGCGATCGCAATAAAACTAAGCAAACCGATCGCGCCCCACTTGGCAATACTGGCGCGCAGGTCGTCCCAAAATTTGGTCGACGCCTCGGTCTTTTTTATCCACGCCTCATGCGCCCGGCGATGGCCGTCGGCGTCGGAGTCAGGGAAAGCGGTGGCGATGATGCATTTCTCATCTTCGATATGCGTGCCAAGCTCACGGCGCATCCCTTTCACCTCGGTGAAAATTTCGCGCACCAAGCGCATGTTGATGTCCGTTTTTCTGCGCTCAGGCGATGGCACCGCATTGAGATCAAAATCAAGCCGGGTGAAGTTGGAGTCGGTGAGCGACGGTGGCCGCGTATCTTCAAAATCTTTGGTGTGAGTCATGCGAATGATCCTTTGCACGATGGCGCCGCAACGCTGGTGAGTGACAGCGTAGCTGACAACAGCACGGCGGCTAGGCGCTTCATGACTCAGCCCAGTCCCAGTTTTGCTTTTTCCGCCCGGCCCCAGGCACGGCACCCCTCTGCCCACGCGTTGTATTCAATCGCATCGGGACTTGGCGCCGTACGAATCAATTTGATTTCATCGGCCGTGCTGTAGCGTTGGGCGATCTGTTCCCGCACCCGCGAATTGATCAGCCGCACATGTGGGCTCGAAACCTTGATGGCGGCCAGCAGATCAGCAGCCAGTGGGGCAGTAAGGGTCTCGATGCTGGCAGCAATTTCAGCGGGTTGATTGGTGGGCAGCGTGTAGCCATCAAACAGCGCAACCACAGTGCGGCCATCAGGCAGTGTGGCAATCTCTTGGCCCGCCCGGGCGCCTTGCGCTGCTTCAGGCAAGCGCAGGGAGTGGGTGGTAACGGAGTCGATAACTTTGCGGTAGGCGATTAAAGAGGTCATGGTGTTTTTCCTTTAAGTGGGTGAGTAGTGGTTTGAGTGAACATGTGCGCTTAGCGTGTCCCAATCTGGAAATGATGGCTTCAAGGTTTCCCTTGCGTGCATCCATACGCAATGCACTGACAATGCGCGGCCGCACAAATCGGGCTGTGGCCCAGGTCCTGAAGCCCACAAAGTTAGCGCCGCGCTTGATCGGATGCAGGCTGTAGTGGCTTATCTCAAGCCCCAACAATGCCAGGTGCTGCCGTATGCACTGCAACCACTCCAGGCCCGCAGACCGGCTGGGTGCCAACATGATGGAGTCGTCCATATAGCGCCCGTAGTCGGGCACCTTGAGCACACGCTTGCAGTAATGGTCTAGGCTGTTGAGGTAGACGTTTGCAAAGGTCTGACTCAACAGGTTACCGATCGGCACGCCGGTCTTGTCGGGTCGATGTGAAAACAGCTTCATAATGTGCAAAGTGGGTTTGCACTTGATCATCTTGGCCAAAAGCACCTGCAGCACGTCGCGATCGATGCTGTAGAAGAATTTGCGCACATCCACATGCAGCACCCAGGCGGTACGAACGGACCTACGCATGGCAGCTTGCAGCCAGTCGGCGGCGCGGTGCGTTCCTTTGCCAATGCGGCAAGCGAAGTTGGTTTCGATGTAGCGCCGCTCAAAGATGGGCGAGGTCACAGCATAGACCGCGTGTTGCACCACTAGGTCGCGAAATGCGGGTGCTTCTATCAGCCGTGGCTTGCGCCCGTCATGCACCATGAAACGGTTGCAAGGGTGGGGCTTGTAGGTTTGGGTTTGTAGTTCAAGCAACAGCGCTGACAGATTGGCCCCTAGATTTCTGCCAAAGTCAAAGCAGGCCCGGTGGCTGCGTTTATTGCGGCTTGCCTGATGGAATGCAGCCAGCAGCCCATCCATAGTGCAGATGCCCGCATACAGATTGCCTGCGCGCTTCATTGGGATGCCCCAGTGCCAGTTTTCGCAGCATGACCAACATGGGTCAAAGGCGCTACCAAAGGGCACTGAGGCGCAACATTTCGCCGCAAGGCACGACGGAGACTCCCTCTTTGCCAATCAGCACACGCTGCATAAGGCGTATTTGGCACAGAGTCGGAGCGAAAGCCCACGTTGTTGTTCGAGTTGGATCGAACGTTGTTCAGATTCAGATACCAGACCCCGGCGATACCGCCGTTGTTCCAGTTACTGCCAGAAATCACACACAGCATGTCAAGCCTCCACCGCATTCAAGGGCTCGCGCCCATGAATTTCTGCATTGACCCAGCCACCAATCATTCGCCCGAGTTCGTCCACTAGGCGCGAGATCACCAAATGGCGATGCGCACCAGGTGCCAAGCCATCCTTGCGGCCTGCGCTGTAGTCAAACAGGCCAAGTTCATGGGCTAAATTGATGAGCATGCGCAACTGTTCGTGGCGCACGTCAAGCTGGGTCAATGTGTTTTTCTTGTGGTAGCGCTTTTGGGCCTCAGTCACCAAGTTGTACACATCCACATAGGCTTGCCGAATGCCTTGCGTGAGCGTGTATTTGTGGCAGTTGGGAAAGTGGGCTAGATAGCCCTCCAACTGCACACCAAACAGCACGATCTTGCGATGCAAGCTAGCCTCCGAGTGAATTGACTTGGATGTGACTGTCATGGGGTTGCCCTAATCGCTACCGCTCAGGGCCATCAAAGATACGAGGCGGAGCGAAAGCCCACGGAGCTGCTCGAGCTGGATCGAACGGGGTCCAGATTCAGACACCAGACCCCGGCGATACCGCCGCTGTTCCAGTAACCGCCAGAAAGCACACACAGCTCATTGGGTCGGTAGTCATACAGTCCGTCATTGCCAAACTGGTTGGAGCCACCCACGCCGCCCACCAACGGCACACCAAGGCCGGTCATGACCCATGCGGTGCCGCTTGTGGCCTCAGACAGTACTTGCGCGGCAGAGCCAAATACTTTATTGGTGCTGCTGGCGGTCAGGCAGGCGTAGGTGGCGCCAATGTTGGTGTACATCGCAGCAAGGCCGGTGGCGCCCCAGGCGTCGGTAGCCAATGTGTTGCCACCGGTGATGGCGTTCACATCTGCGCTGGTGTTGAGCAAAAAGAAATTGGTGGCGTCGCTGGTGATGCCTGGCTCGATGGAATACATATTTCCGTTCAGGTCGGCCACGCCATTGTTTTGGCCGTTGTGTGTGGTGCGTGAAAAGAAATTGGCGCTGCCGGTCTTCGCCGCGCCCGGATAAGTCCCGTTGCCGTCAGCTAGGTAAGCGATGGCGCCATCATTGGCGTCGCCTAGCGCATTGTTGTTATTGCCTTTTGGAAAGTTGGTGCTGCCTGCGGAGTACCACGCGCAATATGTTGTGCCGATCGACGCGCTGCCATGCGCATTGGCAAGCAACGCCAGTGCTGCGCGGATGAAACGAGAGCTGCAAAAGAAAATGCCGCCCCGAGTTTTGGCGGCGGCAAAGGCACCGTAGTAGGCATTTGCCGGTGCACCTGAGAGTGACGCGAATGTGGCGGTGGCAAGGCTTCCGCGCACGGCGCTGGAAATCGGATTTGCATTCTTGATGGAACTGGCCACACCACCGTTGTTGCTGACCATGTACTTGTCAACAAACACGCCCGGGCGAATGGAACCACCGTTATAGAAGGCGCGGTGCAAGGCGTACCCTGCGGCATTGGCTGTAGCCAAATCGGCGTAGGCACCGAATGCCTTGACATCAACCACATTCAAGCCCAAGCCATTGGCACCCGTTCCATATTTGTAATAAAACGCTGGGATGTACACCATGACCGATCCATCGGTGTACTGGTAGTTGCCATAGGTGTCGCTGGCCGGGTCTTCTGTGCCATACAACTTGGCAAAACCGCTTGGCAGTTGCGGGGCAATACCCACGCCAAAGCCTTGTTGGCCAGGCGTTCCGATGTTGTTGATGGCGCCCGCGCCCGTGGCGCTGCCGATGCGGATGCCATTGGGGAAACTGACGGGCGAGTTGTCAGGGGTTTGAATGGTTCTAACGCTCAGAGTACTCATGATGCTTTATCCTTTTAAAAGTGAGTGTGATCAATGGACCGACCAGGTGGCGTTGTCGCTCACGGTCACAGTGACGCCATCGCTCACGGCGATCGGCCCCACGCTGGCGGCGTTGTAGCCGCTGCCAATGGCAAAGTTGCTGGTGATAAAGCGTGGGTTTAGGCGTATGGGGCTATCGGGGTTAGTGGCCTGCGCCAATCCGGCGCTGATCGCGGCTGCAGCGGCGGCTGCAGCCGCGGCAGCGGCGTTGGTGACTGGGCTTTGCGCGGCCACGGCAGATGCAGCGGCGGCGGCGGCTATGCGGTCAGTTTGAGCGGTAGCGGCGGCGGCGGTGGTTGCCGCCTGCTTGGTGTTGACATCGGCCTGCAAGGCATTGGCCTCAGCAACGAACGTTGGCAGCGCGGCCAAAAAGGCGTCACCCCGCGCTGCAAACGTGCTGGTGTCGGCCCGGCTTGGGGGTGTGGGTAACGCGGATATGGTCATGTCAGGCCTTCAATCTCAAGTGAGCAAAATGAATAATCGACGTAGGCAATCTCAATGCTGAAGTCGCGGTAGAACCCAAACACAATCAGCGGCTGAAAATTGGCAGCTTCTGACCCAATCCACACCGCAGGCTTGGCGCGCAGGTTGGCCAGCAGGCGCTGCACTTTGTTGATTTGCGCGTTGTCTAAAGCCGACCGAATGCTCATGCGCTTGCTATAGGCGCGCCGGTCAAAATTGGTGGCACCTGTGGCGCTGGTTTGTTTGACGCTGTAGTCAATGATCGCCACAGTGGCCCCGGCCAGGGTGATGCCAAGGTCGTAAAAGCTACCAACCGACACCACACCAACACCCACCACGCCACCGCCCGTGACCACGAAAGTGATGTAGGCGCTGGCGTAGGTTGGCAGCGCGGTAAGCGCCACCTCTGCCAACTGCACAAACGGCTCAAAAAAGTATTGGTACCAGTCCGCAATCACGGTGCCGTCTAGGCTCACGGTGTTGCTGTAAACCACCGCACCGCCGGGGCCATCTTGCAGTGTGATGGCCAGTGTGTTGCCCAGCAGGCCTTGGAACGCCAGGCTGTTGCAAATGCCCGGCTGCAATACCACGGTGAGGGTGGTGGCGGCGGTGGTCACGGTGCTAACCTGATCATCACACATGGCCCATTTGTTGCACGGGCCTTGCAGCGTCCAATACAACGGCGATGTGTCTGGTGTCTGCCCGGTGCACGGCCCTTGAATGCACAAATAAATGTAGTTGGCGTAGGTGCACTTGGCGTTCAACGCATAGGCGGTGCCCGCGTTGTAGGCGGCATCGGCATTGGTGGCAGTGGTGCTGACCAGCATGCCCGCAGTTAGGCTGATCGGGTTGATGACCTTCAGGTTACCGCTGGTCATGCCGACACCGTTTGCAGTGATGCGCCATCAGGCGTGACGCGCTCAAGTATCTTGGCGGTCTTGTTGGCCGCAATCGCGCCGGCGCGGGCCTCGGCGCGCAGGTCGCGCAACTCAGAACGCAGCGCCTGCAGCTCGCTGATGATGGCCTCGTTGTTGCCAAACATGCCGCTGGTTTGCTGCGCGTTATAGACTTGGCCGCCTTGGTTGAAGTTGATCAGCTCCGGCCCCTGTTCGCCCACCAGGGCCAAACCCCCGCCGTAGGCACCGCCCTTGGCAAACGCGGGCAGCGTCTTGCCGCTGATGGCCTCACCCACGGCTTTGAGCCCCTCTGCGGTTCTGTTCGCCCCAGCGGTCACGGCGTCGGCAATCACCTGCTCGGCAGAGCGGGTGGCGGTGTCGAGCGCGGCCAAGGTGGTGTCAATGCTGCCCAGCATGTCTAGGCTGTCTTGTTGGTAGTTGACAGGTATCACCTTGTCAATCAGCGCGGCAACAGCCTCTGCCTGGCTGAGGTAGTTGGTCACCAAGCCGCCTTGGCCAACTTCTTGCAGTTTGCTGATCAGCGGGCTAAGCAAGCTGTTCACCTTATCGCCATAACTTGCCAGGGTAGCGCCGTCGCCTTGGCTTGCCAGGGCCAGGCTGTAGGCGTTGCTGAACTGGCCTTGCAGGCTGGCTAGTTGCTGCTCTGGCGTCAAGGTGCTGTATTGGTAGTCGGCAATGGTTTTGCGCAGGCCAGCGGCACTGGTCATCATCAAGTCGGCCAAGGCTTTTTGCGCTTCGTAATACTTCACGGTTTGTTCGCGCAGGTTGGTCAATTTGGTAACCGACTTGCCCGCGTCGATGGTGAAGGTTTGCAGGGCTGATGCGTAATCCAGCGCGGCCTTCTTGGCGGCAAGTTGGGCGACAATTTGGCTAGTGTTGGCAACCGCTACCGCGTCGGTATAGGGTTTGAGGTCCGCCACCGCCCCAGCGCGCGCGTCGGCTAGGGCTTTTTCTGATGCGGCCAGGGCAGAATTGGCCCCGGACAAGGCACCCACCAAGCTGCCCTGCGCGGCCTTGAACCCGGCGACATCTGCGCCGCTGCCATAGCTGATCTGCCCGTAGTCCGCCACGCGGTTGGTGGTGGCGTTGAAGGCGTAGGCGTCACGCGCCGTGTTGTAGCCGCCCGCCGTGGCGTTGGCATATACACCATACTTGGCCTGCATCGCCATAAAGTCTGATGCCGCACCTTGATAATAGGTGGACAGCGCCGTAGCCGCAGCCTGGGCTTTTGGCACGGCGTCAACCGATGCTTTGGCCACATCAAGTGCCGCCTGTTTTTGGGCCAGGGTGGCATCAGCCGCTGCCAAAAGTGCGTTGGCTGCGACGGCGTTTGAATTACCCGGCAACGTGGTGTTGATGCCCCCGATTCCGCGCAAAATTTCAGCCTTGCTCATGGCTGTGGGGTTGATGATTTGCAACGCCGCTTCGCGCACCGCCACGCGCTCGGCGCTAATCGAGCTGATCACGCTCTTGATGCGCAAAGCCAGGTTTTCAAACACGGCGGTCAGGGTGGCAACAAAGGTGGCGGTATCTACTCCCTTCAGAGCCGTATTGATGTTCGATACTGCGGCGACAACATCCGCGTCACTGACGCCACCCAGGGCTTTGTTGACGCCTGTCATTGCCCCGGTGACTGGATCAATTTTGATGCTTCCCAGGGCGGTATTGATGGCGGTGATCGAGCCGGTTACCGGGTCGGTGCTGATTCCTGTAGCTGCGACTCCGATGTCATTGAGCGCCTTCACTGCACCCGCCGAATTTACTCCGAGCAACGCCGCAGAAAGACCTGCGAAATTTATCGTCGCAGAGTCTGAAATCGCCCTCAAGGCCACAATCTGATCAGCCAGCAAACCGGCAGAAACTTGCGATTCAGTCAACCCAGTGCCCAGCGTGGCGACATTACCGCCAAGAGCGATGGCACCCGAACTGGCGTCACCCATGATCTTGTTGATGTAGGTAAGCGCCGTGGTCATGCTGCCCGCACCAGTGGCCACATCCCCAATCGCCAGCGTCGATGACTTGAGCGCCGGCACAATCAGGCCGTTGCCGGTGAAGGCGTCCAGCAATGACTTGGCGGTGGCTTGCGCGGCCTTGTCAGCAGCATCAGCCGCCGCCGCGTACTCGGGGGCCAGGGCCAACATGACGGCGTAGGCTTTGCGGCCTGAGTCGGTGGTTAGATCCAAGCTGGCAACCACATCGCGGAACGCGGCTTTGGTATCAGGCATAGCCACCCCGATCAGCGCCATTGCCTTGGCTAAGTTGTCTGCGCTGGTGGCGGTGCGCTCTGCCTCAGAATAAAAGGCTTCGTAATACGCCTTGCTGCTGGCCGCGAGATTGTCCAGTGAGCCGAATGCGTCAGCCAACTTGCTTGCGGCGTCTGCGCCCGCTAGGCTGATGTCAAACAGGCGGTTGCGCAACATGCCCAGCCAAGCGTTAGCCGTGGTGATGCTGGCCGACAGGCGACTCAGGGTGGTGCTGGCGGTTTCGCCTGTCTTGGCAAGGGCCGCGATGCCGGGGGCGACGGCCACAGCCATTTCGTCAGCCATCGTTGTGAACAATGCGGTGATCTGTTCGGCCGTGGTGCCTGCCGCGACGTCGATGTAGCGGGTATAGCTGCTGATCTTGTCGGTAGCCAGTCCGAGCGATGTAGTCATGCCAGCCATCGACGACTTGACGCCGACAAATGCGGTCTGCCATGAGTCAACCGTCTTGGGGTCGATGGTACTGGTGTCGGTCCAATTCTTGTCGCTGCGAAACCAGCCACCCTCTTTTTTGTAGTTGGCGTAATTTGACCCGCTGAAATTTGACCCGGAAAAAGTGCCCCGCGTTCCACTCGATGTAAGTTCGGTGTTTCCCATACCAAAGGCGCGATTTACCAACCCGCCGATGGCACCACCGATGGCACCGCCAATTGGCCCCCAGATTGATCCGATAGCCGTTCCTACGGCCACCGTGACGCTTGATCCAAATTCCCCGCTGATGCTTTTGCCAATTGCCAAGCCTGCCACTGCGCCTGCGGCAGCGCCAGCTACAGTGCCGAAGCCCTGCCCAAACTGCGCCATGTCGGGAGTCATGGCATTGCCGACCCCGCCGCCCACGTTGGTGGACATGCCAATGCTGGCCCCGAAGTCGCTGGTGGCCAAGGTGTTGAACCCGCTGCTGATGGTGCTGCCAATTTGCGTGAATCCACCACTGATCGTGTCGTACATCGATTTCAGGGTTCCCGCTGTTCCTAACAGGTTTCCACTGCTTTGCCCCGCCATGGCAGAGCCCGCAGATCCGATGCCAAGAGTTCCCATGACGCCTTGCACAGTGACTTTAAGCACCTGCGTTTTAAGGGTGTTTTTGATGGTGTCCCACAGTCCTTGAAAAAATCCTTTTCCGCTCTCAAAAGCGCGCATCAGTGCGTCTTCCCAATATTTGGCGGATTCCTCGGCGGCTTTTTTCTGCTCTTTTTGCATGTCTTGCGCCGCGTCATAGTTGGTTTTTTTGACGGCGCCTGACACTTTGGCACTGGCCAGATCGCGCAGGGCTTGCGCTTCGTCTCGGTAACTCTGGCCTAATTGGCCGCTGAAATCAATGTTGTCAGCCACGGCGGCCAAGCGGTCTTTGTCAATGGCCAAGTCGGTCAGTTTGGCGGCTTCCAGCTCGGCTAAGGCCACCACGTTCAAGCCAATGGCGGCGTTTTGCTCGTTTTGTTTTTCTAGCTCGCCTTGAATGCTTTTGAGTGAGTCTTCTCGGGACTTTTCCACCGCCTCATTAGCTTTGATGACTTCGTTTTGCCATTGCTCCTCGGCCTTGGCTGCAGCCAACATCAGCGGCTGTTTGGCCAGCAAAACATTCACTGAGTCATTAAATTGGGTTTGGCTGATCTTTTTACCGTCAAGGGCTGCGCGCAATTTGTTGGAGTCTTCGGCCCAGGTCTTCTCAAACCCAGCGGATTGGTCCATCAAATCGTTGTAGAGCTGCAGGCCTTTGGCGGCTTCGGTGATGGCCTTTGCTGGGGCTGCCGTGGCGGATGCGTCCCGATATTTGTGGTTGTCGCCATACATGGCTTGGTAGACGGTTTGCACCGTCTTGGCGTATTGCGCCTCGGTCATCAGACCAGCCTGGCGCTGCTGGGCATACGCATTCATGGCGGTGGTGTAGGTCGCATCCTTGGCCAGGGTTTCGGCCTGCGCTTTGGTGGCCTTGTCAGACACAGCGGCGCGTCTGTCTGCCAGCGCTTTGGAGAATCTCTGTTCAGTGGCAAAGGCATCAGCCACGTCAGACTTGTAAGCCTCCCAAATCGCGGAGCGTTTGCCCTTTTCGCGCGCGGTGGTGTTGCCTGCAGCGGCCAACATGGCGGCTGTTTTTCCCACCAGATTCAGGATCTGGTACGCATCGTTGGCGGTGTCGGCCAGTGATGCCAACACATCTGTGACGCCTTCTCCCCAGCTTTTTAACTCGTTATTTGCAGCCAGCGCCTTGGCTTCCTCGTTGGCGCCCTTCAGGTGGGCGGTGAAAGCCATGACGCCGGTGGTCAACGCCTCATTGAACACCTCACCATTGACTGTTTTGAGGTCTTCGGTGTAGCGCTTCATGGAATTGATCTGTTTTCCTGCCGTATCCATCGCGGCTTCATAAGTTCCCGCAATATCTGCCCCGGCCAGCATCACCGCGTTCAAAATTCCTTGTGTTTTTTCATTTTGCGTAAGCTGGTCTACATGCTTTCCCAGCGTGACAGCCATGGCCTTGTAGGAATTCTCCATCGACACATTGAGCCCAATGGTGCGCAACACCTCGGGCTGGCCAGTGCTGATGCCATGAATCATGGCGGCAAAGGCCTCAGTGGAATTTATGTTCCCAATGACTGCCGCGTCTTGGGCAATGCGGGCAAGCTTTTGCGCGTCCGCCAGGTCAATATGGGCCTGCACCAGGCGCATGGCTTGCTGGCGGGCCTCCACCATGCTAATTCCCATTTGCTGCATGCCCAGGGCGGCAGCGTCCATTTGGGCACCGGTGTAGCCGGCGTGTTCGCCAACCACTTTCATGGACACGCCCAAGGTTTCGTACCGGGCCGCCAGTAGCGCGGTTTCTTTGGCGTACTCATACAGCTTACCAATGGTAAAGGCACCCGCCAGCGCGATTCCCATGGCCTTGAATTTCTCAACCATGGCGCCTACGGTTTCGCCCACCAATTCAGTGTCTTTTTTGAGCCCGCCCATTTTGCGGGATACATCGCTGAAGGCGCTGCCTGTGTCGTCTTTTCCGGTAATGCGTATGCCTACATCAGCCATGGCTCAGCCTTGTTTTTGGTTGCGCTCGCGCTCGGCTTGCTCAGCCCAAGCATCAAGAGTGCCACGCTCTGCGGCCTGGATGCCCTCGAATATTTCGCGCCGCTCAGCCTTTTTGATGTCTTGCTCATCCAAGTAGGCCCGCACGCCGGAATAGTCCAAGCCGGTGGCACCCCCCATGCCAATGCGCCACTGTGTTTGCAGCGCCTGCCAATGCCGCCATGTCTGCACATTGCAGGGCCATAGATAGGCCACATCGCCCTCGGCACCAGCGGCGTCCACGATGGCTGCCAGCCAGGGATTGGTTTGGTCTGTGCTTGGCTTTGCATTCTGTTTGGGCTGGCTGGCTATGGCGTAGGCAAGCGCGGTTAGTTTTTTGTTTTGGCGCCCACTTCGGTGAGGTAAGCAATCCAAGCCACGCGGGCTACACCGGCAATTTTGCAGAGCTGGGTGAGCGCATCCACGCTGTAGGACACGGCCTTGTTTTCTGCATCGCGCACGCCCGACCAGTCCTCTACCACATCCGCCAGAAAGTCCACAAAGGTTTCATCATTATTGGCTTTGACGCGGGCATCGAGCTGGTCTGCATCCATGCGGGTGCAGGTTAATTTGAAGTCAAAAGGCTGGGCAATACCATCCGCATCGTTGATGGTGCCCTTGACCTTGAAACTGACGGTGTTTGACACCGTGATGATGATTGACATGATGATGTGCCCGATTTAAAAAACTGCCCGATGTGTGGATATGCGCGG